GCCGGTGTCATACTTGCTCTTTTTGCTGAAGAAACACATTTAGGAACACCCTCTCCTGGTTCATCACTAGCACACGTTCCACCTGTTACAACATTTACCCACCCAGACTTTCCATCTTTTGATTTTGATTTGCCAAACCAGTCACGAAGACCTTCTTCAGTAACATCTTTAAATTTCTTATGATGCTTTTTGGCATCTGCCTCCATTTTTTTCAAACGAGTGTAATAATCTGGAATTTCATCAAGATGTTGTAACGCAATATCAGTTGCAAGATCTTTATCTTTAGTGTGTTCACGTTCAATGGGAATACCCATCTCAAGTTGTCTTTTTATGAAAGAAACTTCAAGACGATGCTTCTTTGCAATTTGTTCAACTGTTTTATGAGGTTTGACTTCGTGCATTTCTCTAAATGGAGACTTTGATTTAGTCTCTTCACCCCCTTGTCTTTTTTTACGAGCAGCACAATGAGCTTTCTGTGAGAATCCACTTGGACTATCACAGTTTATTGATCTTTTATACTTATCAGACCAACTCATTGAAAAATTAAATTACTCTTTATTATTTAGAAAACCTTGTTTGAGTAGTTTTGAAAGTTCTGAAGTAGATCCAACAAATACTGCATTATTAGTAACATTATTGGTGGTTTTGACCGTATCTTCTTCAACGTCTTTAAGTTTCTTTTGAAGATCAATTAACTTATCCGTAACATCACCAACACTTTTAATGAGTTGTCCCGCTACTTCATATGCTCTTGGAGATCCACCCTCTCCTGCAAGCTCCATAATTCCATTAATTGCTTCTTGCCCTTTCTCTATTAAAGAATATAGATTTGCTCTAGTATATTCATAATCTTTCTTTATATCATCATTCTGTATTGGAACAATGTCCAATTTATCAGCAGGTTTTTCTACCTCAACAATACTACTTTCAATATTGAAAGTATCATCTAATCCTTCATAATTTTTAGTCATAATTTTAAAGTTAATTAAATATCAGTTTGTTGAGTTGGGCTATAAGTTCTTGAATCTCCAAAAGACATCCAATCTTCATCATATGTATAATTATCACCTGGATCTGCATCATATGGATTCGGTTGAACTGTATATCTCATTTCACGTTTAGCAGTTTGTCTATTTGTATCTGCATAAAGATCAACTTGAACCTTACGAATAAGACCTTCAGTTGTCTCTGCAATAGGACCAAACAGATAAGTCTTAGCAGTAAAGTTAAAAGTATATATCAAAATTCTTCTAGTGGAAAAATCTCCCTCATAATCATCAGTAAATGATACATTATCTAAAACAACAGGAACGTCTCTCTTTTCACCTATTGAATCAATAAGATCAATACTTATATTGAATGATGGTTGGAAATATGGTAAGATCTGTTCAACAACCTGTAATGCATCATCTTGAAGTTTAGACATTAAACTCAATTGAAATCCAATATTGTACGGAACTGGAAGAAAAACTTTTTTCAAATTAGAACCATCACATGCTCTAAAAGTTTGAGTAATATTTGCTTTTCTTGTTGGATCATATTGAATTGAATTCATTTCAAATGATAATCTAGGTAAAGTCATAGCAATTGGTTTATTTAACTCCGGTTGCTGCTCAATTCTAGCCAGAAATTTTTGAATAGGACCGTATGCTAGGGGAACTTTCATTTCACTAATACTATCACCAGAAGAATCTTTATGTCTGATGTAAATATCATTAAATAAAGTTCCAAAGGCAATAGTGGTCCTTCGGATAATTTCGTGATAGTGATAAGTTCCTAGCATTAAAATATACCGAATGGATTGGACTCTGAGAAATCGATGATGCCGTCTGCTTCATTTTCGATTTCTATGTTTTCACTGTATTTATCATATTGGTCCCACTTATCATAAGATTGAACAGAATATGTTGCACTCGATGCAGTTCCAACAATAAGTTCTCCAGGATAGAATCCGCGTCTAGCAACATCATCTACTAGAGAAACCTTAAGGACTTTAGTATCTTTATCCCAGGATTTAACACGACCTCTAATTCCTGAAGATGATCCAACAACTTCTTCATTAAATTTATATGTGCCTATACCACTAATGGTAGGTGGTGCCGCAATCGTAATTGTTGGTGCAACAGTATATCCAGCGCCTGGATTTGTAATTCTAATCGAGCTAATTGTTTGTCCAGATCCAACAATAGCGATTCCAGTTGCAGTTTGACCTGTTCCAACAGATCCTACAATACTTACAATTGGTGAATTAACATATCCAGATCCTCCTCCCGTTACATTAAATCTCACAATACCATTCAGTGCTGTTTCTATTGAACAAGTTGCAATCGCACCCGTTCCACCACCACCAACTATTGAAATCGTAGGTACAACTGTGTATCCAACTCCTGCATTTGTTAAAAGGATAGATTGAATTGAATATACACCAGATTTAGATGTTGTAATAGCTACAGCAGAGGCATTTTGACCGCCTACAGGAGCTGAAGAAATTGCTACGGTGGGTGTTGATTTATAACCAGATCCATCGTTAGTTAAAAATATTTGACGGATGTATCCACTGCCTATGACCGCATTTGCTGTAGATGTTGATCCAGTCCCAATAAGTTGTAAAGTTGTTATATAACCCTGATCTTCAATTTGAGTATCAATTTCATCAATTGTCGTATCAATAACTTCATCTTCATATTCAAAAAGTTCGCATCTCAATTCATAAACATATAACTTACCCAATTGATAAAAATTAACTTCATGTTCAACAAATTTAACTTCAAAAAGTCTTTGTCCAAG